TTACTTCAATGATCTCAGCTCTTTTTGAAAATCTTCACTTAACCGCCCCTTGTGTTTGACTACAACTCGACCGCCTGATCCAATTTTCTCAGCCAACATAGCAAGCTCTCTGGCATGACGATCTTCCCAGCCATGCTGTTTAGCCCACGCATAAACTTCATCATATTCAAGCCTAATACCTAACTTATGTAGGTACTTGAATACCTCTTTTGCTGTGCTTTCATCCAATGGATGGGCAAGTCCTGAAGAAATATTAGTAACAATCTTAAGATGCTCTAAAGCCCGTTCTAATGCAGCATTCATATGATTTCCTTTCAGTTGCTTTTGAAACATAACCATACCATCAGTGCGTCATTGAGCTAAATAATTCGATACTACATATATGACTAATGCCGCAGGATATTAGATTTAACTAATTGATAAGTTTTAAATTTCCCCCTTATTGCCATACAAGCATTTCTATCACTGTCTCAGTTTACTCATATCCCGTTAAATGTTAACAGCCGCTCCTTGTGGTTTTCGCTCATATCAAACGCAAAATCTTCATGTTCTGCCTGCCACGTACCAAACGACATCAGGAACGCGACGGCGGGGCCTATCTTGTTGGCGGATTTCTTCTTGTTCGGCTTAATGTTTGCGTTGGCGTAACTGCTCTCGGTATAGTCTGCCCGGCTCTGGCATGGTGGTACGCGATGAAGGCGGGAAACGTGACGCCATCGACGGGGAGGTAGTGCGGGTGAGTTGACGCTACCGGCCGAGGCTAAGGCCTATTTCACCGATAGGCGGAAACAGAAAAACAAAAGCCCCCATAGCGGGGGCTATCTTCACAGCGTTGGCGGGGCTTGTTATCGCCTTCTGCCACGCTGGCTACAATGGACGCACCTTAGAGTAGTCTTAAATGCCTGTCGCCGGTTTGTCTTCGACGCAGGGGACATCTAAAGATTACCACAACATTAATTTTTCGCAATCCCATCACTTGACGTGCTGGCACAAAAAGCCCATTCCCATCCCGTTCAGGACACATCTATAGATCTCGCTCATCTGTTGCTGTCCGAGTCTATCATTGAAGTAAAGGCGCTTTCCGCTCCCATCTCTTCCTACAACAACAGCATCAAGCCGATGGAAAGCAACGGTGTAAACCATATCACCTTTTACCCATGTTTCCCTTCCCATGAAATGCTTGGTTTTTGGCATGGATTGAACAGGTAACTTGTAGTGATAATTGCGGGCTATGTCAGGTGGAACCGTGCTGCAAGCAACAACTGTTACCAAATCCCCGCGGCCCGTGATATGCCCGGAAAGAATGATGACAGGCCGTGATGATTTGACCATCTCCGGTTCTTTGAACCCTTTGGAAAAATCGCAAAGCATCAACTGTCCCGGCTTGGGATGATAGGTTATCGGCATTGAGGCAATCTATTGTTAAATAAGAGGGTAATTCTTGCTCAACGTGAAGAAATGATCAATCTTCCCGTCGCGGGACTTTTGGCCTCTTCCACTGGTAGGCAGGCGATTCCATTCGCTGCCGATAGCGTTCTTTGGCTGCCAGAGCTTGCGCCACACGCGTTCGGATCATCAACCGGTCTTGCCCGTTCACGCTGCCCTGATCTTTCATCAACGCGGCGGTAAGTGCCTGCTCAATAGTGTGCCTGTCCAGCATATCCACATCCCATTTCTGGCTTCTGGAAAAAAAAGCCGGCAAAGACGCCGGCAAGAACCATAGGTATTTCCCCGGGTCTATCGCCCGATTCAGGTATTTACTTGTCAGTGCTGAGCACGTAAAGCAGGCCAGGCATCACCATGTTGCAGGCGGTCTCTTCCGTCTCGCTGCCATCGCCCAGGACAAACAGCGCCGTTTCCCGGCAATGGCGGATGACGTCTTCAGGTGCCAGATCAAAGGCCCCGCCAGCAACAATCTCACCCGGCCAAGTAACCGGATCGGATTCCGCCAGCCGATAGCCACCAAATGTGATGGGCGGGGCATAGGATGCCGTGCTGATATAGAGTCCTACGGCGCGGGCCGCCAGCCCTGCCCTCTCATCCGGGTCCATACCAGATGCCATTCCGATGCATTCCGCCAGGCGCTGGCGAATCGCGGCTACGCTCATTTCCACCAGCGTGGAGGGTGAGGCATCCTGCTTGCTAATACTGGTCTTGCGGGCGGCGTTCTGCGTCCTTAAATCATTGCGGTCACGGAATCGAGCCAGATAAGCATCCGCCAATGCCTGGTCTATCTTCCCGTTCACCCGCGGCGGGAACCCCTGTTTCCCTTCCCAGGAATACAACGCCTGGCGGCTCATTCCGGCGTGTTTCGCATATTGACTTACGCTCATCAGTACCATCGTTTCAACTCCTCTTCGTCATCCAGCCCGCCGGGAAGTGTCAACCGGTCAGTACCGAATGTGTCAATCAAACTGTAAAGCCAATCACTTGACACTTTTTCCCCGATTGCTTGACAGTTTTCCCAGGGAAAGTGTCAAGCGGAGATCACCAGAATTCCCCGTCAATCCCTGGCACCGCACGGCTTGCGGCCATTTTTGGCACAAACATTTCAAGTGTAAAGTGTCAATCAAATTCAAAACTTTATAGCTAGTGAAATATCGGGGCGTCGCCCAGCCCGTGATTTAATTCCTTCCAGGAAGGACCCATTTTATGTAGATGATAATCATTGTCATTTACCGCCATCATTTCGCCGTACGCATCGCTTCAGCAAAGGCCTTTTCCATCTCAGCAGGCAGCAGCGCCTTTGCCATTTGAATTGCGCGCTCCTGATAGCCGAAGACTGGACTTACCGGCAGCGCATCACCAAACCCAATCAGCAATTTCGGCGGCCGGGTTTTCAGTCGGGCCTGCCGCTGTCCATTGGGAGAGCGCTTGCGTCTGGTCTTTCTTTTCTTCCCTTTCTTGCGTTGCCATACACCGGCAATCCCTTCACTGCCGCCAGCTGTCTTAACACGGCCGATGAATACGTCGGGCTTAGCTTTCAGTGTTGCCATCGCCGTACGGGGAATGTTGCCGTACTTGTTCAGCTTGAGACTGTGAGGAACCAGCTTTGCTTTACGGAATAGAACGTGCATCCCACCGGTTTCAAACGGGCTCAGGTACTCGGCCGCCTTATCCATGATAAATACTTTTGCTGACAGATTGGCCTTGGTCGCCCCTTTAGACCTCACCGAATTCACCGTGAAAGGGGTGGCGTTGAATTTTTGTTGGATCGCTTTCTTCTGCGCGTCCTGTATCTGCCGCACGGTGCTTGTTAACGCTTGGGCCGCGGCGAACGGGATTTGCTTTCGTATTTTCTCCAACTGCTTTGAAAGATCATTCAGGTTTGCCATTTTTCCCCGCTAAAAAGGCATGGCCGTTGACACTTTTGGCCCGTTACCGGTGACCGTCTTACGCTCCCCGGTCTGCGGATTGATTATTGTCAGTTCAATCTTTACGCCGCTGTCTTGCAGAGCCGCTCGAAAAGCATCCACCAATCCGGCGTTGGCCGTAACGGCCGCACCACCTTGTTCCGGTTGCCTGAAAATCGACTCGCTGGAATACTCGCCCCGCTGTGCGTTCAGCGTTCCCGGATCGCGCTTTCCTGACCATTTTTCATCATTTACAGCAGTGTTAATCGAGTTGAGTAAATCCCGCCCGCTGAACGGCTGCGTTTTGTTCTCATGCTTAATCATTGCGGCCATCAGCGCCTGCAACACCACCGGATCGTGCAAATCAAGCCTCTGATTTGGATCGAAGCCTGTCATCTGCGCCACATGCTGAATATAGGCTCGCGTATTGTTTTCCGAACTTGGGGCGTAAGTGCTGATGATCCCGTTCAATGTGCTGTTCCCGCGGTCGCCATACAGCATCAATTGCCGGGCCATCGCGGATAACCCGTCCTCCGATGAAGAAAATATTTCGAATTCCCCATCATTGCCGACGGCATTGGGCGCGCTTCTCACGTTACCCGGATTGTTATTGCGAAGCCCGCGCGCGTTGTTAGCCCGTTCGTTGTAAGGAACACCAGGAAGAACAGGGAGGGCGGGCACCTGCGGGCGGTTGATGGCGCTACCGCCCTGCCTCAAATCGGGAGGATAATACTCACGCAGCTTTTTAATTAAATCTTCCGATGCATATCCCAGATTGAGATCCATTCTCTCTTTAAAAGACAGCGTGTTTTTAAACTTTTCGTCACCGCTGGCTTTACGCAACAAATCAGCCTGAGCACCACCACGGTTAAACGTTAATATATTGCCGACGGTAACATTATCGAATCCATTAACCATGATCTGGCGGATTTGGTCGATAGTGGACATCAACGTTTCCGACTGCCCCAGCCACGCCTGCGTTTTCAGGATCATGCCATCGTATGCCGCCGAAATTTCATTCATCTGCTGTTTGAAAGCCAGAGCGTTTGTAACATCCTGATCACTGAGGATCAGCCCGTCGCGCTGCGCCTGGTCTTTGAGGCGTTGAACTTCATCAGTAGTGTTGCGCAGATAGCTCAGCAATTCGGGAGACAGCCCCATTTCCTGGAGCCAGATGGCCTGTTTTCCCGGCGACATGGTTTGCATTGCCTTGTTGATATCATCAAGCAACCTGCCAACATCGACCAACCCCTCTTTTGTCAAATGAAGGTCAATGCCCTTCAGCCTCAGTAACGCCATAAATTCGTTGTTTTGCCCGAAGCTGGCTTTTTCTGCTTTGCCATACAGATCCACCAGCGCCGATTCCGCGTCTTCCCGCTTCGAGCCGTTCTCAACCATTGCACCGGTCAATTCCTGAAAAGCATGGGTAGTCATGCTGATGTTTTTCGAAATGGTGTCAATGCGATAACCATAATTGGCAAACTCCACCAAATTATTTTTAACCGCATTAATGGCAGCCACCGCCCCACCTAATCCAGCAGTGAGACCGGTAACCATCTTTAACGGCGGGACGATATCGCCGATATGCTGAACGCTGTCCTTTGCTGATCGGGATAGACCGTCGATCACCTTATTGATTTTGCTCACGCTATCGGCGGAGTCATTTCCGCCCAGTTTTAACCCCTCCGTGGTTTTATCCAACAGAGGGTTAATGCGGCGAACGGTATTTTCAAGGCGAATGATTTCTGCGGTCATTTTATCATTAAGGTTTGCCTCGAACTCGAATGCGTTAGCCATTGCCTGCCCTTACCTTGTTGATGCGTTTTCCCTGATCTGCCCACCACTTCAGGAGTGAGTGGGACATGCCCCAGGTTACATGCGGTTCCCAGTGGAAACAGTAGGCGACATCAGCGGCTAATTGCCGCCATCCTTCTGTTTCCCGTGAGTTAAAAAACCCATCAGGTACTCTTCGCACTGTTTGTAATCGCTGTAAGCCATCCGACCCAATACCGATTCGGGAACGCCGGAAACCAGCGAGATCAGCAGTCGCATGGCAGACAATACGGTTGTCTTAGACTCCTTGTCATAAAACTGCTCAACCTCCATCAGTGCCGGCTCGCGCAGTTCGATCTGCTCCCAGGCTGTTTTCTGCGTTTTGTCTTCCAGGTTCTTAGAAAGAGGGATTACCTTCGTTCGTTCCAACATATCAATGCTCCACCATCAGGTTAAAATCTTCCGCCGTCATCGGCTCCACGTACTTTTCCAGCGCTTTTTGCGCCGCCCTTATCCCAGCCAGATAACCGTTACCGTCGCTATGCGACATACTGTGCAGGAAGGCCGCCATGTTCATGCCTTCTTCATCCAGCAGCTCCCAGCCAGGACAAACAGCGGCCATTTTCCGGTTCGTGAACTCGCTGATATGCCGGGGACTGGACGCCAACGTTTTAATAGCTTCATCGCTCGACGTTTTTTTCTTTATCAGCTTCAGGGCCAGCACCGGATTATTCCGGGCCTCATCACTGACCGCGATACGGTGGGCATCGGAATGAGCGTCATCGCCTGCCTCTTCGGCATTATCAGCGCCACCAGACAAATACAGCCCGCGTGCTATGCCGGTGTATCTACCGGCCGCCGCATGGCTCGCTGTCGCGTTCAGGTGGCGAAAGTTCATCATGCTTGCACCCCACCCGCATAGAAGCCATCAACGGGGTTGCCAGCTTTAAGCATCGCCGCTACCCGTTGGACTTCATCATCCGGCCCAACAGGTTTACCATCCGCACGTTTGCGGTCACCGGGCAGAGCCATCCCTGTAGCGCGGATCTGGTTGTTGCGGTGAACAATGGCCTTTGCCATCTGTTCGTGATACTCATCTGCGGCTTTCTGACGAGCTGCTACGTTGTCCGGCGTGTTCGGATCGGAAGCGTTCATCATCTGCTGGGTACGCGCAATCAGAGCATCCCTTTCATCATCCGTCATCGGTTCTTCCATGCTCTTGAGCACTTTCAAGGCGCGATCTCTGGATGTCAGGTAGCCGTTTTTATCATTGCGGGTGAGCGCAAATTGTTCGGCCGAAAATGCCTTTTCGCTATCGTCCAGAAACTCCCACCCCGGATTGTTCTCCTCCATAAACTTCATGGTGAAGGCAGACAGCGCTTCCGGTTCTTCCCGGAGACGGGCCTTAATCTCGCTAGATTTTAATTTCGTCGCCCTGAGCAACCGGACCGCCAGCACGGGGCTGTTCTTTGCCTCTTCGGACACCGCTACATTGTGGAAGCGGCTGTGCTGGGACGGCTTCGCCACTTTGGGCAGGTCATCATCATGCTTATCCTGCTGGGCTTGTTGCGCCTGCTGGTCCTCTTGGCCTCTGGCCTTGCTGGTCAGATGCGAAAAGCTGATTTTTTTCATGTTGTCCCTCGGATCGGTGGATTGAGTATCGACGGCTCGGCGCTTCGCCGACCGGCCGGAGGAAATGCCCAAAAGGGAACGGATAGAGAAAACAGTCATCAGGTCACATCCTCCGGTTGCTCCGGCCAGACAATGGACGCTGGGTGCTGAGGGTTCACAGCGGCCATGTCGGCGATGTACCGTTGCCATGCTTTAAGGATGGGGGCCAGTTCAGCGGTGCGGGCTTTATCGCTGGTCGATTGGATAGCCTGAATGATAACAATTTGCCGGTGTGCGGCATTAAGGCCGGTTTCGCGGATAACCTCCGCGTCCTCAGTCGTCATCGGAGGCGCTTTCCATTCAATGCCGCCGTTTGGCTTCTGAATTTCGATATAGCGGCGGCCAAAACGATCAACGAGCGGTTTGGTCGCTGCTTTAGGAGTGATAACGATCATGGTTGCCTCGCCTCACTGAATGTAATCAGCTAGCCCACGGCGCAACACCTTGCGGGCCAGTTCCTGAATACTTGGCGCTGCGCCCACAACGGAACGCGCAGCCTCTTTTTCTTTCAATCGGGTCAAACCGTCAATGATGACCTGATCTACCAGAATCGGTTTCTTCTTGATAACAGCCATAACCCCTCCTGTCGCTGGATACACATACAGTATCCGACAAGGTTGATTTATGATCAATATTTTTAATCGTTATGATTAAATATATTTGTCGTAATGAATGTGATGAACCGTAGCCGTGAGGCGCTAAATCAGTGGGGGTTATGCTACTGCTTAGATCAGCCTCAGCGCGTACGGATGCGGCCACGTTGGCCGTGATTGACTTCTAAGGCGGGGCCGCTTCTTAACGTTAGCGTTCCGCTTTAGTCAGCAGAGCACGCATCTGGGTGATGAGGTCTGTTTTCTTCTGGCGAGTTCAAGCAACTTTTTTCATGCCGTGGTTTCCGTAACGTTTGTAGTTAAGACGTGAAGCCAGCGCGGGGAAGAGTTGAGGCCGTTTAATCTTTTTGCATCTTTGAGGCTATTTCGTACTGATTTATTAAACAGCCAAATTTTACATTTTAACGCCACATCTTTAATTGTAAAATCGAATAGATACTGGCTCTTATTGCGATGAAGAATGCACTAATTTCCTTAAAATCGTTCTATCAAAAGGGACAATACTATTTAAGTCGCAGATCTCAATATTTTCAGAATCATAAATACAATTTAACTCTTGCTCAAAAACAGTAACCTCCCCAGAATTACCACATTCCTTTAAACGCTGCATAAATAAATCCACAGCATTATTTATAAATCCCGAAAAAACAGAACCATGCAAAGCATGGCATATAAAGTCTAACAACTGCTTTCTTAATTCAATAATAGCACTATGAAATTTATCCTCTTCTTTATTTAACTCTTCAGCCAAAGAGGAAATACTCCTACCTTGCTCTCCTAGCATTAAATTGAGAGATAGAGTAGCAAGCTCCATGAATTTTTTATAATCATCATTAGATGTTCCTCGACATAACAAACTCAACGCTTCATTGATGCTTAAAACGCGGCACCTCGATTCAAAAGTAGCACCAGCAAGCAATACTAATTGCCTGGCAATCAAGTACTTTGAAACATCTTGAACAGTTGAACACTTAGTATATAAAACTGTGATACAAGAACCTTCAGACATCCAGTTAGAGAGATATTTAGAAGAAATAGTAATATTTCTCGGACGAAAACCAACCCATTTGGCTATAGTCCAATGCCCTAACTCATGATAAAAAACTCTTAAATACTCTTCTTTTCTTACTTCTTCCATTATAATTCCCTTTCATTATTTTTAACAAATACTATGTATGTTAGTATCTTTTCCTAAATTTTAGCAAAGCGTCAATCATCGCATAAAGCTATTCATGACAGGTGATAATATTGACAAAAAATAAAATACACTTAAAAACCGAAACTAAAAAATAAACTTACCAGAGTCCTTATACCCCAACGGTTTTACCTTCGGTAACTTCATAAGAGCACCTAAGTTAGATTGCCTAACATAGATATCAAAAATTCGATCACCATGCTCACCCATAATATATTTTCCCGTTTTTCTTTCTATCCAACAACTGGCATGTGTCCCAACAAAGGATTTTACTTTTGATGTTTTCGCTAATGGTCTACCTGACCGGAAACTCTCATCTTTTTGTTGGGGATGCTTCTCATGGTAATAATCCCACCAGACTGAAAACCGTAGCTCATCACATCCAATGTCAGACCAATTAATCACTGTCGGCTTGCCCCCAATTTCACAAAAAAAGTGCCCGTACTTTTGGTCATGATCATCTGGAGAAACGCCGTTCAAATCAATTTTGTTCTGCCGTATGGCCTCGTTTAGGGCGGTAACAAGTAAATTCAGTAAGGCTTCACGCTTGCTTAACATGGCGACTCCTTAAGTAATGGGCTACGTACTGTTTTATACGTTTATCAAAGTAAAAAAAAGCCGTAAGTAAATAAACTGGTATAGGTTAGGTTATCTTCGCTTGCTAATTAATATTTATCCTTAAAATTCAAACAATTGATTTTCACCACTCTAAAATCATACCCAAACATAGACTCAGACCTTTCAGAGTAAACGACACGGTCCCGCTAAGCTCATTGGCACGAATATAGCTACAGTCCCCATACAATAGGCCCCTCTATTATTTTTGAGGTGTAACGGGTGTAACAGGTGTTACAGCCGTGCCACATGCGGGTTTACCGTGTAACACCTTCGTTTTTTCATGGTGTAACAGGTGTAACGCTGCCAATAAAGCCACCGCTTTTGTTACACCTTGCTACACCTAAAACACATGAGGTGTAACAGCCAGAAACCGCGCCACTCCTGACCGTTACACCTGTTACACCTTGTTACCCCTATAAATAAGATACACGCGAAAAGACTTGTTAATGGTTAGTTAAATACAGAAGCGGTAAATTTATATACGCGTTGCGGCCCAATATCGGGCAAACGGGTAACAGACTGGAATTTGTTATTCCCCCCCATAACAAGACATCCCGCCTCTGCGCATAGCCGTGCCGCTTTCACCTGGTCGAATCCCTTACAGATTTCCTTCCAGCCTGCGGGCATGACATAAAACATTGTGGCTTCTTCTCCGGTGTTCGGGTCTTTCTCTGTCCTGCGATAACCCACCATATTAGCCGGACGATGATTATCATTATTCCAGTCAGCAAAGCGGGCGTACTGGTTGGCCGTGAAGAAACGCCGTATCTGTTCCATCACGCCAACATCTTCCTGATTGCCCACATGGCCCCGTTCACGCATCCACGCATCAAGACAGACCCTCACCGCCTTTATCGCTTCTCCTGTTTTCCAGCCGGTAATACCCGCATCGGAAGCCATTTCCCCTGCCACAGCCACCAGCGCAAAACGGGATACGACACGCCCCACCTGATTACCTGCATCTACAGGCATCAGCTCTGTGGTATAAGCCTTTAACAGTCGCTTTGCTTCGTCCACCTGCTTATCCAGATCGAGCGCCAGCGTACTTATCCATGCCCGGAACGGCATACCGTGATATCGCCCAACCTGTTCACAAAGATAATCAGCAAACGCCTTGCCATCTCCTATACCGTGCAGTTCTTCAAAGGCACCATATTTCCCGGTATCACTGGATATTTGCACCATACGCACTTCCATCCCGGCATAGGTTCGTTCCCCGGCACGTTCGGCGTGTTCTGCCAGCGATAACTCCCCTGTAGAGAAAAACAATAGCCGCCATTGCTTACGTGCCCTTAATTCGCCATCAGTACGTGCTCTGCCTTTTCCCTGTCCGTTTGCCAGCATATAGGCAATCTGGCCCGCCTCGCGCCCATCAACTTCACGTAATTCATCCAGAGGCAACAATGCATCATTTCGTCTGCTGGCCGTTCCCTCCAGTGCGTTCCCGGTTGCACGCCAGGTATGCCAATAATCCGGGCCACCGCATATCGATGCCGCTACCTTCATCACCGTAGTTTTTCCGTCTGTCGATTCCCCCTTAAGGTGATAACCGCCGCCATCCATTCCTATCAAGCGCAACAGAGGAGCCGCCAGCGCACAACTGACTGCAAACATTAAGCGGGAATTACCCACGCAAAATGCCCCGATATACTGCTTCCAGTCGTCCAAGGTTCCCGCTTGTTTAAAGTCCTGCGTCTGGTAGGTAGAGGTTTGCAGGATAACCGCCTCACTATCCCGCCCTATAACTTCATCCGGCAATACGTAGGTATGGCCATGCCACCCGGTGCGATCTACGCAGGTGACAGCGCGTTGCGGTTTAGCCAGTGCGATATAGTCCAGTAGTAATGCACGTTGTGCCTGTCCGGTGCCGATATAGGTTAAACCATTGGACAGCAGCACCCGGCGCATCTCATCACCACTACCGCTCAACATTTCCATCGGCATGGCCCATTGCCGCCGTGTGCCGTTGGTTGTCTCCCATTCCAGCAGACGGCCAAAGCTACCTCCTGACGCATCACTGGAAATAGCCGTCACCCGCAAAGGAGAGCATACCCGCACCGGACGGGTTTCAGTTTCACCGTTACCTTTCTGTATTTCCTTGTCGAACCACAAAGCATCCGACTCAAGTCTAAACCCTTTGGGAAAGCGGGTATCTACTGACTTCACTGACGCAGGAGCAACAGGAAACACCCGGTTAATTCGCTTACTGTCACAAAGCTGGGCTTTTAAATCTTTGGCCCCAATGATCCCGGCTACCAACGCCATACGTTTTTCCCGTTGCTTCCCTGCATCGGTTGAAATCAGCCCCTGGTCACATAGCCATTCATAAGTGGTCTGGCCGCTGTCCACTAGCCGGTGAAGCTCCTTTGCCAGCAAGCTGTAACGAGTGGCGGCATCCTGGTGTCGCCTCATGGCGCGCATAGCATCATCCCGTTCAATGGGGTGACCATTCACCCAGCGGTAAAGGCAGGAAAACAGCGCATCAGACATAGCCTCCTGCGTTTTTGTTTCTACCGTCATAGCTGCGGCCTCCCGCTCATGGTGAATTTGCCTATCAGCGGGTGAAACCAATATTTGCTTCCGTACTTCCGTTTAGCTCCACGAACGACTATCAGAGCCGCTTCCCGAAATTTAGCTTCATGGACGATCACGCCTGTTTTCTGACGCATGGTTATCACACCACAGTTCCGCGCTAGTTCTTCCGCCTTGTTGGCAGAAAACCCCATTTCAGCCGCCAGCATCGTCAAAGGTGCCATCCCTTCTGGAATGACGTCTTTTTTCTGCATGGCCGCAAGGGCAAGCTCTAATGCCTCAACACGCTTTATCAGCGCGTTAAACATAACTTTGCTGATCATGCGTGACCTCCTTCCATAAAGATAAATTCAGCAAGAAAACGGCTATCGGGATAAACACACTCCGATGAATAGCCCTCACGAATGAAGGAAATGCGGTTAAAGGCAGTAGACTTGACAGTGACACGTTGCCCGTTCTTGTTCTGGTAACGATCATTGGGTTGAGGCTGACGCATTGCGCACCCCCGCATCCAGTTCTTCAAAGCACGTAATGGCATAGATACCATCAATCCACAAATGAACCTCGCGGCGCTGCTGTTCATCAGTGATTTGGGGAATAACTTCCAGCAATAAGTGACGTAAACCGGCCTGAGCACGTAACAGACGGTTGCGCGATATGTTTTCCGGGATAACCGGTACTGGCGCATCAGTTGAGCCAATCAGGGCGTTAACACGCCGCTGATCTTCATAGTAAGCGTCAAGGTTGTTTACTTGCGTCTTAACTTCCACCGCCTTAGCAGTTACCCCATCCTGAGAAAAATCACGGTTAATACGTTCAGCAGAACGCTCCGCATATTCGCGGGTTTCAAATCCACCCTGTAATGTGTAATGCGTTACCTTGCCGGTACGCGGATTGATTTGTGTAGTCTGTACCTTAAACATGGCGCACCTCCCTTGAGGTGGGTTTCTCCGTGTTGATCTGGCGTTCAATAGCCTGTAGCTCATCTTCCACCAGCGTTACCATTACGGTGACCTGACACATAGCGCTGCGCATTCTGGCGTTGATAGGGTCTCGTATCCATTCACTATCAATACAGGTGTCGTAATGTTTACCCCATGCCATTGCGATGAATTCCTGGTGTTTAGCCAGTTCATCAAAGTAGGTGCGTAAAGCAGTAAGCGCCTCTATCGGCGTTTTTTCAGGGGAAAGTAATTTCCCGCTGACAACGTGCGGAGCGATTGGGTTAACCATGCGACACCTCCGCCACTTCCCCGCTGTCCAGCTCCAGATGGGTGCGGTGCAGGCGATCAAGCCGTTCCCACAGGACAAACATCAGGATTTCTTTTGCTTCTGGATTGCTCAGTTCCACAATGGCGTAGGCCAGCGCACGGCACTGATCGATAACCTCTTCCAGTTCTAACGGCGTGTTATCAAACATGGCGCACCTCCTGAACAGGCAGGCGACCAGCGAAAACCATAACGTGACCATCAGGAGATTGTTCCCGCGCTTCACGTTCGGTAGCGGCAGTGATATGAACGATACTTTGAGAAGAAATGCCCAGCGCCAGAAAGCGATACTGAAATTCGGGGCGAGTTTGGGTAGACTGGATATCAGCCATAGCGTTACCTCGATTAACGTGGTGGTTAGACGCCTCGGAAGTGTTCCCGCACTCCGAGGCGTTGTTTTTTGGTATGCACTTGTCATACACTTGACTACCAAACAAACATAATCAGGTGTCAACCAAATGTCAACCATAGAGATAAAAGGTAAAGGCAATAAACAAATTGCCTTGCGCGTGGAACCAGCTCTGGAAGAAGGAATTAAGCAGGCTATGGCGCAAGATGGAGATGCATCCGTTTCTGCTTGGATAAAACGAATCATCCGTAAGGAATTACAGTCCCGCGGCATCGACCAAAAAAGCTGAATGAAATCAGCGGGCTCAATTTTGAGCTGGTTAAAAGATTTAGCGATGCGAACAAAATCGCACCGGTTGACCTGATCGATCAGCGTGTTATTCTGGATATGCTTTAGTTTTGTGCAGTGACATGAGCGGCCCGGCATGGCCGCTTTTGTTTTATTCAGCATCAGATACCCCCAGCAGGCGTTTAGCCAGCCATCGCTGAGCCAGTTCCGTTAATTTGGCCTTGCGGGTAATCGTCGGCGTATCCAAATCCAACAACGTGCAATCCCGGCTTTCCAGATAAGCCAGTAGCGCCAGCTGATCGGCGTTCATGTGATCGCGCACCTGCTTAACTGGAATATCCTTCTGTTTTGCCCAGGCTCGAGGGTGTAAGCCCAGAACAAGGCTATTGAGGAATGAGCATTCGTTGCTGTAGGCGAAGCCGTGCTGGTTGTCTCTGGTGCGCTCGATATAGCCCTTCATCGCATCGGCCATGCTCTTATGGTCTTCACAGGCGGCAACACGATTTTTACGCCATACCAGCAATGCGGCCTGGTGTTCTTCTGGCGCTACACGGCGCAGGCGTTCTTCACAGTCGATGAAGTATTGGCGAGCCTGCTTTCCTTTATCATTGCGCTCGACCATTGCCAGCTCTTTAGCCATGTCAGAGCTGATCCGGTATTCCTCTCGTGGCCTGCCTTTTTTGGCGTTTTCCAAAAAAGTCTCGTAGTCGGTTCCCTCCACAAAACCGTACTGCTCGATACGCTTTTTAATCCAAGTGGCAAAAAGCTCACCATTCTCTAGAAAGTTATGGAGATTACGCGCATTGACAGTCGGCATACCCCGGCCACCGATAACGCCTTTTTCAAATGGAATGATGCTGGAAATATCCTTCTGACTGGTTTTGGGCTGAGTCTGGTCGCAGCCAGTAAAGGCTGTAATTTTTTTCTGAGTCATTTCTATCGCTCCAAAAAGTTGTTATTCAGAGCCGCCGCGACAGCGTTTTGGATACTGCAATTAAATGTGTGCAAACTCCCGCAAATTAATTTCTTTTCGTTGATCAGGCGATTTTGCGAGTAATTGCGTATTGACTCTGTTAAGCCGGTTTACGGCAATATGGGTTATTAACATTCTCTACAGATGGTGGATTACGAACCCACCAGAGAACATCACTCAGGAGCCACGCACAACTATTACGACCAAAATGACAACGAGGCGGGAAACGCCCCTCTTGCTCCATCTTCCAGCGGCTGGAACGGGAAAGGCTTGTGATTTCGCCACATTCATCTTCACGAATACGGCGGTCAAACTTAAAACCATATTCTTCAAGAAGGTTGCGACGTTGTGCTGGGGTTGGCGGGGTAAAACGGGCCTTTAACATGCTTCCTCCACTGTTCTAGTGTTTGTGAGTGAAGGTTAATGGATATAAACACAGCATTCCAGTGAGTCTGGAATCTTTTGAAAGATGGATAGATTCCAGTGAAACATTTAAATTCCAATGAGAAAAAAGACCGTTGTGTTATCCTTTAAAATCAACAAAATAGACACATTTCATGGTAAATAACCAGTTGTTTTTATTGTCTATTTTCCGTTATTTACGTATATTGCGGATTATGAACAAACACAGGCAATTCAAAACACTTACAATGCAGAGTTGAACCGAATGCAACAAGGTGAAACAGCATGAAACGGCGTTATAAACCATCTTATGCCGTCCATAAATTAGAAAATACAGTAGAATAATAAAAGGCACTTAAAAGCGAGCCAGAATAACATTTTTAAACAAGTTTAATATTATTCGTCGCTTATTTTTAATATTTGCAATGAAGAGGATATTTTTTTATAGACGGTGGATTTAGATATGCCAGCCATAGATATATTTTTTTCGTCTGCCAAGATTTTTAATTCACTATAAATTTTAGATATCGTGGGCTCTTCTATTGTTCCATATGAATTACCAAGTTTTTTTGCTAATAATTTCACTAGTAGACCAATTAGTTTATCCGTGTTATCTCTTTCATCATCTTTTCTGTGTAGTCCCCTCTGATTGCGACTCAACTCGATGCCTTTTAAATAAAGATCTTCACCCCCCATCTGAAACAAGTGTTCTTTACCATTATTTCTTGAGGCAACATAAGCCACTGCTTTTAAACATCTAATTTTAATTGGCTCCGGAGTAATTTCTTCATCAATCATAGGATATGCTAAAGCAAACATATAGTCAGCTTGCTGAGGTGCCTGGTTCCCTCCTCTAAATAGCCCAGATGCTGACAACCACTTTGAAATATGTCGATAATAAATGTCATATGCAGATTTCTTATCAACAGGTATTTCTGTTGTCTTAGTATCAGGATCTTCACCACATAGTAACAGAGCTAACTGCTTAACGTTTATCTCTGGTGTTTTAGCTTCTCGTTCGAATATCCCAAGTTTTATAAAACTAGACATTTTAAGCATTCCTGTTTAATAAAATTATATTTTTATATCCACCAGCCAATACATCCAGCCGATCCACCCACTTGTTCAACGCATCCAGCTTTTCCGGCAGGTATAGACTACGGTTGTAAATCGCCATAACTCCCGGCATTGAATGCCCCAATAGCTGTTCGACAACATGCGGAGCAATACCCATATTATTCATCCCCGTTGAAAGCGTCCGGCGTAAATCGTGCAGTGTCCACGCCTCAGAATGCCCCAGCTTTTTATAAACGCCTCGCCCCCACTGGCTGACAGCTTCAACATTCTTCGCTGTGCCAAGTAGAAAGCCAGACTTGCCATTATCCTGGTATAACTGTTCGATGAATGGCCGTAACGTTTCTGGCACTGGCCGCACAATCTTTTCACCGCCTTTACTGTGTTCTTTGGGAACCGTCCAAATCCAGGCATCACGATCCCATTCCTGCCACGTTGATAAACGCGCTTCTTGAGAACGACAACCAAAAACCATAATGATTTTTAGTAGATGCGTGTAATAAGGCATAAAGCTATCCCCAGCGATAATAGCCGCCCATAAATCACCGGCTTCAACATCGCTCAATACGCGATCCTTTTTGCGCTGCTTTTTGCCAACATCGGGGATTGTGAGGTCGTCTAAAGCATTGCTCACCGCATAACGGCGAACACGACAAAATTTAAGGGCTTGCTTACACATCTGGAAAACGTAACCAGCCGCTACCGGCGTTTCCTTTTTTATGCGATCAAAGCACTGTAGCCAATATCGTGTTTCGCAGTCGGCCAGCGCCATTTTTCCGATGTAGGGATAAATATGCTTCTTCAGTTGCGCTTCATGCCGCCTCACGTTGGCGCGGTTATCTTCGGCGTACTGTTTAATCCAATACTCAAGCGCTTCTTTCACCGTTACAGGCTTTAAAGTTTCCTGTGCGGTCAGTACAAGCTGATAGCGGGGGTCTTTGCCAGCAGCAAGCCAATTACGGCACTTATCACGCGCTTGTCTGGCTTCTTTGAGGCTCATATCTGGGTAACGCCCCAGCGTCACACGATACAACTTTTCACCAACCAGACGATAGGTAAACACCCAACTAATGCCACCCGCTTTTGAAACCTTAGCGCTCAACCCGGCACCATCAGCATAGAACTCAATCTTCTGGCTGGGTGCGCCCAATAGGTTCCGTAGCCGCTTGTCGCTCAATTTGTTGAGTTCACCCGCCAT